GCATGCCGATACCGCCTTGACACAACAGCGACGGCCGGCGAATCATTGGCTCAATCTCGCGGCCTTAGGAATTCCCGTCTATAGTTTCGCTCGACTCCCACAGATTGAGAATCAAGTGCTCTACCCACTGGAGGCCATCGAACAGGCGATGCCACGCATCTATTTCGCCTGCACATTCTCGTATCAGATTGCCTTAGCCTTATTCGAAGGCGCGACGGCCATTAGCCTCTATGGCACGCCATTGATCGCAAATCGAGAGGCGTTGGTTGAACGGCCTTGTGTGGAATGGTGGTTAGGTTATGCGCAAGGGAAAGGCGTCACTGTATCCGTTGAACATGATGAACACGAAGGACTCTTGCGGCATGAAGGCCGCTATGCGAAAGAGGATCAACAAGAGCGCGTGACCACGTTTAATTATGGGTGGCGGCATTACCATCAGATGATGGATTGGTTGATGAATGAAGTGAAACGATTGAACCTCACGGATGTCGAACCGTGAGAGTGCTGACGATTGGCGACCAGCGCATCGCCGACGACGAGCCCTGTTACGTCGTCGCCGAGCTCGGCTCGAATCACGGCGGGCACCTGCCGACTGCCCTCCAGATGATCAAGATTGCGATTCAGTGTGGCGTCTCGGCCTGCAAACTGCAAAAACGCGAGAACGCGACGCTCTATTCGAAAGCGCTCTTGGATCAACCCTACGACCACGAGCACAGTTTCGGCAGCACTTACGGCGCGCATCGGCAAGTGCTCGAATTCGGCGAGCGCGAATATCTGGCCTGTTGCGGCGTGGCAAAGGCACACGGGAAAGCGTGCTTCGCGACAGCGTTCGACGAAGTCTCCGCCGATTTCTTGATGAGGATTGGCGTGCCGGCTATCAAGATCGCATCGGGCGGCCTGACGGATCGCGCGCTCTTGCGCCATGTCTCGACGCTCGGTGTGCCGATTATTCTGAGCACGGGCGGCGGAACGTGGGCGGATGTGACCCGCGCCGTCGACACGCTGACAGCTGGCCTCTCGCCGTTTGCGCTCTTGCACTGCACGGCCGCGTATCCGGTGCTCGACTACACCGAGTTGAATCTGCGGGCGATTGTCACGATGCGCGAGCGCTATCCGAATACGGTGATCGGCTGGTCTGGGCACGTCAGCGGCATCGCGATGGCTCTCGTCGCCTACGCCTACGGCGCGCGAATCATCGAGCAGCACTTTAGTTTGAACCGGGCGATGAAGGGCACGGACCACGCGTTTTCACTGGAACCGGTTGGTTTGCGCAAGTTGTGTCGCGATCTTGAGCGTGCGCATCAGGCGACCGGCGACGGCGTCAAGCGTTGCTACGAGTCAGAACGGAAGCCGTTGAGTAAAATGCGGCGGGTCCAGACACCTGATGGTCTGCGCATTACGGGCGCCATGCCAGTCGTCGGCCATCGGGTCCCAGTCGCATAGATGGCGACTCAATGTCATTGGTGGAATCGTTGGTGGCATCGGCGTATGAGAGCACTGGATGTGCGTATCCTGCTGCCTGCCATGCAACGCAGTGTATTAGAGCGTATCGAACTGGGGCAAAGACTCAATTTAGAGAACACCGTCGATAAAATGTTCGCTCTGCACAAGCAATTACCAGGTCAAGAGCACTGGCATTGTCAGTGCTCAAAAGAATAGATGGCGCCGCGGGTCGAGATGGTCGCGCTGATCCCGGCTCGAGCGGGATCACAACGGATTCCTCGCAAAAATGTCCGCCTGCTTGCTGGGCATCCGCTCATCAGTTATGCAATTCATGTCGCGCAGCAAAGCTACGTATTTTCAGCCATCTGGGTTGTGACCGACGATCCGGAGACCGAGCAGATCGCTCTAGAAGCCGGCGCGCGTGTGGCCCTTCGCTCGCTCGCCACGGCCACCGACGACGCGCCCGATATCCTCTGGCTGCGCGAATGGATGCAGGCTCACGATAAAGAGACGCCGACCTTTGCGATTCTGCGACCCACGGCGCCCTTTCGCACGGCGGCGATGATCCGACGCGCGTACGATCAATTCGTCCGTCAGGAAGTGCACTCGCTCCGAGCCGTCGAACCGGCACGCCAGCATCCCGGCAAGATGTGGCGACTGGCGAATGGCTGTCTCGTGCCGATTCTCGATGAGGCGCACGCGAATGGGACGCCGTGGCATTCATCGCCGACGCAGACCTTGCCTCTTGTCTACCATCAAAACGCGAGTCTCGAAATGGCGTGGAGCTACGTCGTGTCGAGCTTTGGCACGATCAGCGGGACGAAGATCGCGCCGTTTTTCACCGAAGAGTACGAAGGATTCAACTTAGATGATGAAGCTGATTGGGCAGAAGCGGAGCGTTTGATTGCAGACGGGCTCGTGGCGCTCCCCAGCTTGGCCGTTCGTTAAACGCTATCTTCAGCACTCGAAGCTCCCGATTCTCGCCGGGCCCTTTCGTGGGGAAATTGGATTTGAGGTGCTGTATTGGATTCCGTTTCTGCGCCGGCTCATGAAGCGGTATCGGATCGCACCGGAACGCGTGATTCCCGTGACACGCGGCGGCGCGGCGGCATGGTATGGGACATCGTGCAGTGTCGACCTCTATGACCTCCGCACGCCGCAACTCGTGCGCGTCGAGAATCGCATCCAGCACGCCACGTACCATCAGCTCAAGCAAATTGTCGTGACGGGCTTCGACAGACAAGCGCTGCGCGACGCTGCAAAGGAAGTCAGCCTCGACAAGTATCTGGTCCTACATCCGGCGTGGATGTATGCGTGCCTGATGCCCTACTTCGCTGGGGCCATGAGTCTTGCGGCACTCGAACAGCACTGCTTTTTCGAGACGATTCCGACGCCGGCCCTCGATAACGACGTGACCGTGCCTACACCTTTCGTGGCCGTGCGCTTTTACCTGCGGCATACGTTCCCCGGACATCCGACGCTCGTGCAGTTCGCGCAGGAATCGATCAAGATGATGGCGCAGAACACCGCGGTGGTCCTGCTGAACAGCGGTATTCACGCGGATGAGCACGTCGATATTTCGATGCCGGATCATCCGAATGTCTTCCGGATGACGGATTTGTGCAACGTCACGCCGCAGAACAACCTCGCGCTCCAGAGTGCGCTGATTGGCCGCGCACTCGGATTCGTCGGCACCTACGGCGGACTCGCGCAGCTTGCGTTACGGCTCGGGAAACCGAGCGTGAGCTACTACCACGAATGGGGCGGGACCTCGATTGCGCATAAGCATTTAGCCGATGCGCTGGCGCTGAAACACAACATTCCGTGTCTGGTGCTCAAGATCGGCGAGCTGCCGGTGCTGCAAAGCGTCGTCCCGACTCTGCAACTCACGATGACGTAAGATGTGCGAGCAGTTGGCGGCCTAAGTATTCGGTGTAGGCGGGAGGAATCGCTTTGTCAAGTTCAGCACGTGTCATCCAATCGATATCGGCAGCGTGCGCGCTTTCTTTCTTTGAATATTCATAGCGCGGCTCATACGTGCGTCGATGTGTGCCGCTGATCAAGACAGGCGCTGTGCCGTGATCGCATGGCGCAATCAATTCAGAAATAGCGAAACGGCCGAGTTCGAAAAATCGGTGTCGGCGCACGCGTAAGCTCCATTGACTCCCACATAACATGAGTGGCTGATGCAGAAGCCGCTTCGCGCCCGGAACATTCTCGATAATGAATGGCTTGGCTAATGACCAGAGCAGTTGTCTGACTGGACCAATTAAATTCATGTGTGAATCCCGATGCGTTATTGGCGTGAGCTGGCTATATCGCTCACATGGCGGACTCGCATGGATTGCATCAAATCCCGTACCGAACGACGCGCAGAAGTCGAGCGCATCGGCCTGCACGAATTGATCGCCGCAATATCGTGGCTGCGGTTTGATGTCCACACCGACCACATAGAATCCCGCCCGCTGATAGCCTTTGGCGGCCCCCCCGGCACCAGAAAACAGATCGAGTAATCTGGGCGGTGTGTTCATACAGCAGAGCTTAGCTTGACAACAAACAGGCAGAAAGTCTACCGTGGAGTCGCTTTCTTCGCCCTGGAAAGCTGCGGATGCGAGGGCGGTTTGGGTCGTTGAGGGTCGACAGGCGCTCCCTCAACGACCGGCTTTCCCGAAGCGCCTGATTCGCGGGTCACCGGCCGCGTCACTCCTCCGGTGTTGCGGGTGCGTCTCGGCTCTAGGTCACTGAGCACGCACCGGCTCGAGTCTGACCTCCCCTGTCATCGCTACTGGTGTCGCCTCTCTCCCCCTGAGAGAGGGCTGTGGGAGCGTGCATGACTGATTTCACCCTGTCCTCTGGGTCCATCTGCCGACCCTACCGAACCCCGTGGGGCGCCTTCCACACGCAGGGCTATCAAGTCTCGACCGGTGTGTCGTCGGCGACCATCTGGATGGGCTCCGCCGTTACGCTGGACTACACCGAGGCCGGCAACAGCTCGCTGAACATGTATGTCAAGCGCTCAACGGGCGATAACACGTTCTACCTCGTGGGCATCGCCGCCGAAACGCAGCCGGCCGGAGGCTCCGGCTCGACTGCCGTGCTCGGCACCGCGATTAGTGTGTGGGAAGCCAATCCCATGCAGGAGTTCAAAGCGGTCACGAAGAACGGGACGCTGCAATCGTCGCAGGTCGGCCTCTGCAAGACGTTGCATTGGGATTCGACCCTCAACATTCAGTATGTCGATTTGGGAGCTTCGACGGTCACGGATTACCGTGTCGTGGTGACAAAGCTGATCGATGCGCAAAACGATTCGGGCGGTTACGTCGCGTTCCGCTTCATCGGCAATCGGCGAGAGCAGGGCTCGACGATCAATTCGTCGACGCCGTTTTTAGCGTTCTATCGGTACTAGGCGCGGCACGACCTCAGTTCGTCTCGCACGACGCCCAGGCCGAAAAGAAGGCGGGTTCCCGTGCCTAACCGGGGACGCCAGGCGCACGACAGACGCTGCGGTCATTTCTCGACGCACGAGGAGTGACACATGGCACAAGTTAGGGGAACTAACCCAGATTTATACGATAATGTAGATAAGGCCTTTGGCGGCATCATGAAAGCGCAGCTGCGCGAGTTGCCGAAGATCTATCCCGACGTCTACAACATCAAATCCTCGGACCGAAAGTTCGAGCGCGTCGTGTCGTATGTGCCCTTCGGCGACACGCAGAGTAAGCCGGAAGGCGAGCCCTTCGTGATGGACACGTTGCGGCAAGGCTACACGAAGGATTTCACGCACACCGAGAACGGCCTCGGCTTCGAGGTCACACAGACCGCGCTCGAAGACGACGCGGAAAACCTGCTGCAACGTGCGGGGGAATGGCTCGCTTTCTCGGCGCGGTATGTCGAGGAAGGCCGAGCGGCGAATCCGTTCAACAACGGGTTCACGACGGAAACGACGCCGGATGGTTTGTCGCTCTTCAACACGTTGCATGCGCTCCGCGGCGGCGGCACGGCGAAGAATCGTCCGTCGACCGATGCGGACTTGTCCGTGACGGCGCTCACGCAAGCGCTGATCGATTTACAAACCGATCAGAAGGACGAAGCCGGACACCTTTCGGCGCCGGTTGATTCGTGGATTCTCTATCTCCCGCCCTCGCTGGAGTTTCTCGCGGATCGCCTCCTGAATTCTGTCGGCTTGCCGGGCAGTGCGGACAACGATCGCAATCCCATCAAGGCGCGTCGGCAGTGGACGATTCTCGTGAATCCGCGCTTGACGGACACGGATGCGTGGTTCCTCGTGGCAGCGTCGAAAGCGCGGCACGCCATCACGTTCTATCGGCGCACGCCGATCAACATGGAACCGATGATGACGGATGCGCGCACGAACAACCGCATCTTTAAAGTTCGCCATCGGTTCAGTGTCGGGGCCTGGGCATGGCAGGGGAGTTATGGATCCGCTGGGGCCTAAATTGCGTTGACACCGTCAGGATTGAACGCCGAGTGCGCCGTGACGGCGGCGTGTGGAGTCTCAGCCTAGGCTCGGCGTTCAACTGAGACAAGGAGTTCGCTATGGGTCTGACGCGCTTCAGTGGCCCCGCCTTCGGCGCCAAAGCCATGCTCTTCTGTTCGTCGCCTGGCACGCTCTCAACGGGCGCCACGACAACGACGTTTGCGAAAACCGTCGTGCCACAGACCGAGGATTGGTTCATCACCGATATCGCGATGTTCTGTTCCACCAATTCCTCGAACAGCCAGGTCAAAGTCAAAAATAGCATTGCCGGCGTCAATACAACGTTCGGGGTGATCAATACGGGCGCCTCGTCGGTCGGGATCAACGTCGTGACTGCGGTCGGTGCCTCTGGTGGCAGCGTCGCCGCGGGCGTCTCCCCTGGCACGAGCTCCGGGGCGATTGG